GAAAAGCTTAACAATGCCGCATTGGTTGTAGGTCACAACATCAAGTTTGACTTGCTGTATATCTATCGGAATACAACAGACAAACTACCTAAGATATGGGACACACAACTGGCTGAGTATTTGCTTGAGGGTCAACGTGAGATGTATCCATCTCTTGATGAACTGACGGAGAAATATCGTGGAACAGATGAAACAAAAGATGAGCGTATTAAGGAGTATTGGAAACGAGGTGTGGATACTGATGAAATTCCAGCTTCAGAACTACTCCCGTACTTGGAGAAGGACGTACAGAATACTGCGTTCATCTTTAAGGAGCAAGTTAAGGGAGCTGAGTTACTCGATATTCAGTCGTTAATGAGTGTGCAGATGGACGCACTGCGTGCAACTATTGAGATGAATCGCAATGGTATGGCAGTCGATTGGGACTACTTGCACAAGCAGTGTAACGCATATGGCAAAGACATTGAGCAAAACCTAACCGCTATTAGTAGCATTGCACCTGACCTTGATGCTAGTAGCCCAAAGCAACTATCGCTGTATTATTTCGGTGGTGTTGAGAAGGTACGTGAACGTGTGCCTACTACACCTAAGAAAGATGGTACGCCACGAACCAAGTGGGGTGAGGTTGAATACACACGAGAGGGTAAGTATCCGCCATTTAACGAAGTAGGTAAAGGTGGCTACTACAGTACAGATGATTCTGTGCTACGCAAGCTAACCGACAGGGGTGATGAACTTGCACCGCATATTCTTTCTTTACGCAAGAACAGTAAGATTAAGGAGACATACTATGAAGGGTTAAACAAGCTACGTTTTCCAAGTAATGTTATCTATCCTAACCTAAACCACACAGGCACTAAGACAGGTAGGCTATCTAGCAATAACCCAAATCTACAGAATCAAACAGACGAGGGTGATGTTAAACGTGCTTATGTTAGTCGCTATGGTGATGATGGTGTTATACTAGAGCTAGACTATTCACAACTAGAGATGGTTGCGCTAGCGTACATTGCTAACGACCAACAACTTATTGATGATATTAATAACGGCAGGGATATGCACCGAGAACTTTACAAGGAGATGTATGGACGATACCCAACAGACAAGGAACGTAAACCATTCAAACGATTCAGCTTCCTGCTGGTCTATGGTGGTGGAGCAACTACTCTCATGGCGCAGTCAGGATGCGACAAGCCAACTGCACAACGATTCATCCGAACATTCTACAATCGCTACCGAGGAGTTAAGGAGTACCATGAACGCATAACCAAAACTGCAGAAGCAGAGAAGAGCGTAGTGTATGACCCTAAGACTAGTGGGCCTAGACATTACTATACTAATATCAGCCCAACTGGTAGAAGGTATATATTTCACACCTACTACAACGACTACAAGAAAGATTATACTTTCAGTCCTACAGAACTAAAGAACTGGCCTATCCAAGGGTTTGCTACTGGTGACATTGTGCCAATGGCTGTAGGTTCGTTGTTGCGTGCATTAGAACGTGCTAACCTAAGTAACAAAGCACTACTAGTAATGACTGTGCACGACAGTGTGGTACTTGACATACCTAAATATTTGTTGTATACTGTGGCTTCCATCGCTAAGAATGTACTTGAGTCTGCACCAAAACAACTGAAGACATTCTTTAACATTGATTTTCCATGCAAGTTATCTGTTGGCGTAGAGTACGGCAGTAATTGGCAAGACAAGAAAGAACTGAAACTATGAGCTATATCATTGAGAACATTACTAATAAGCAAGTCAACACTAAGTTTGGCCCCAAGCCAGCTTACTCTGTTAAAACTGCAGAGGGTTGGTTTAGCTACGGCTTCAAGAAACCAACGTTCAACATTGGTGACGAGGTTGACTTTCAGTATACTGAGAACACCTACGGCAAGAACATTGACCATGCGTCTGTACGTATGATTAATAAAGGAACTGGTGGTGCTGCTCCTGCACCTGCTGCAGCCCCTGCTGCACGACCTGCGTATGCACAGAAAGTGTTTCCTATTCCATTGCTACATGGTGACCGAGCCATTGTACGACAGAACTCTGTAACCAATGCCACTAAGCTGGTTGTAGAGACGAGTGGTAAAGGCAAGTCGCCTGAAGAACTTGCTCAACAAATCATTGACGTTGCACGTATGTTTGAAGCATATAGTTGTGGCGACATTGAAGCACAAGCAGCAGAAGCACTTGGAGAACCTAATGCCGATTGATACTTTAGTAGCTGACATTTACGATGTGGTAAAGGGGGCGAAAGCCCCTGCTACTAGTAACAACAATGTAAATGTTAGCTATGACAAGTGGTTTACACCACGCAGTAAAGAGCGTGAACAGAAAGTACTTTACTTCAGTGAGGTAGGTGACCCCTGTTTGCGCCGCCAGTGGTTTAAGTATAACCAACCCGAACAAGCAGAGCAGTTAGATGGCAACACTTTGCTAAAGTTTTTCTATGGAGATATTTTAGAAGAGCTAGTGCTACAAGTTGCCGAGGATGCCGGTCACGAAGTTAGTCATAAACAAGAAAAAGTTGTCTATGAAGCTGATGATGGTTGGATAGTACGAGGGCGCATTGATGCAATCATTGATGGAGTAGTTGTAGATGTTAAAAGTGTCACTAAATATTCAGAAGAAAAATTTAAAAAAGGATTGGTTGATGACCCATTTGGATATTACCAACAGTTAAACGGCTATGCATCTGCTCTTGCTAATGATTCTGCTGGCTTTGTTACTATTCAAAAAGAACTAGGTCATGTCGCATACTACCCTATTGAAACACATAGAGCGTTGTTTAACACACAAGTTAAGCATTCTATTGAGGGTGTGTCAGAGAAATCTTTTGAAACTCTTCCGGGCTTTGCTCCCGTCCCGCAGTCTGCTACTAGTAGCAATACAAAACTGTGTGCATCTTGTAGCTATTGTTCGTACAAAAAACAATGCTTTCCGCAAATGCGTACTTTCTTGTATAGTAGCGGCCCTGTCCATCTTGTTGATGTTGTGGATACTCCACGTGTTCCCGAGGTAACCAATGAAGATACTAGTAATACCTGATTGTCAAGTTAAAGAAGGCGTTCCAACAGAGCACCTTACTTGGGCAGGAAATGCTATGGTAGAATATAAACCAGATGTCATCGTATGTCTGGGTGATTTTGCTGACATGCCTAGCCTGTCCAACCATGACACACGAGGTAGCAAATACTTTGAGGGTTTGCGTTACAAAAAAGATGTTGATGTAACCAAGAAAGCTATGCAGCAAATGCTGCAGCCATTGCGCGACTTTCAAGCAAAGTCTAAGAAGAATAAGGAGAAAGCATATAAGCCACGCATGATAATGCTTATGGGCAACCATGAGAACCGCATCAATCGTGCTATTAATAACAACCCTATGCTTGAGGGAGTGATAAGTACCGATGACCTTTGTTATCAGGCTGATTGGGAGGTGTACGATTTCCTTCACCCCGTATTCATTAATGGTGTTGGCTTCAATCACTATTGGCCTGTCGGAGCACTTGGTAGACCTGCTTCCTCCCCTAATGCTATTATTAGTAAGCTACATATGTCTTGTGTTGCAGGGCATCAACAGGGGAAGTCAGTGGCCTATGGTAAGCGTGCGGATGGAACTGCTATATGCTCTATTATTGCCGGTAGTTATTATATGCACGATGAAAGCTACATGGATAAGCTCAGTAATCGGCATTGGCGTGGGCTTGTGATGTTGCATGAAGTAGAAGATGGAGCTTTTGATGAGATGTTTTTAAGCATAGAATATCTAGGGAGGAAGTATGGATGAACTACCAAGAAAAGTTGTTACGTGTTACTAGTATAATTGAGGAGAACTTTGATGATGCATCTGAACTTATATCAATACTTGGACTTTCTGTAGAGGACATTATAAACATGTTGCCTGATGCTTTAGTTGCAAACTACAATAAATTTATCACATATGACGACACTGAAGAAAACACATCTGAAGAAGACGAAGAAGAAGACGACGGAATTGGAGACTCTTGGGAAGAAGAGGAAGAGGACAGTTATTAATAACGCATTTGAAGACGAATCATTTTTGGAGGTAAAGGAATATGTTTATGGAGAACTTCTTGAAGACTACGAACACGATGATAGAGCGAACGCTAGCCCTGTACGACTTCAACAAAACTGAAGAACTGATGAGCCAGCTAGGATGGAAATGGGCTACTGGTGTAGATACTATGGGTGATGGTATTCCTACGCAACATGCCATGTGGAGGATGGCACGAAACTTACTTATCGAAGCTTACAAACGAAAAACTACGGTTTCATCAGGAGGCTTTGAAGCTCGTTACGAGAATGGAGAGTTGTCTCTACGTTTCGTTCCTATAGAAAGCTATACGGATAGTATGGATTTGGATGAGGGTGAAACAGAAGATGATGAGGTGGAAGTTAGTGGTGTTCCATACAAGGTTCCGAAGTCATCTATCAAAGCTCGTAAAAAGAAATAGTCATGGATGCCAACATCAAACGCTTAGGCATAGAGGCTGGGTTTAGCGCGTGGGAGGACGAAGAATGGCATCCCGAAGGTGTTGTCTTTGCTTGGGCTGATGCAGATGACGAATCGCTGGTAAACTTTTGCCACTTGGTTGTTCGTGAATGTGCTGACATTGCCTACGAAGTGGGGCTACACCGCCAAACCAAACATAAAATCCTGAGGCGCTTTGGATTGGAAGTGACTGATGGCTAGTTGGTTAATTGCAACAATTGGATTTGTCTACTTACTAGTAGCGTTTGACTTGTTTGTCAAAGGGCAGGTGGGGCTTGCCATTGCTTTCTTAGGATATGCACTTGGTAATGTTGGACTTTATATGGAGGCTGCGTGAGCAACGTAAAACTTGTATGGGCTACGCCAAATGGTGAAAAGCTCATTGCACATATGGCTAGGGTATCTAACCCTGCCAATCAGGGGCTTGACAAACCCTATGAAAAGTTGGTACAATATCTCATTAAACACAACCATTGGTCGCCGTTTGAGATGGTTAATGTATGTATGGAAATCGAAACGACACGTGATATAGCACGACAAATGCTACGCCATAGGTCATTTAGTTTTCAGGAGTTTAGTCAGCGTTATGCTGTAGCCGATGGCTATGAGTATAGTGAAGCACGTTGGCAAGACCATGAGAACAGACAGAATAGCATTCCCATACAAGACAAGAACCATCAAGAATGGTGGCGTATGATGCAGGAACGCATCATTAAAGAATGTAGGCTGGTGTACGGAAGAGCGATTGAACATGGCATTGCAAAGGAGGTGGCACGGAAATTGCTACCCGAAGGATTGGTTACTAGTAAGATGTACATGAATGGTACATTGCGTAGCTGGATACACTATATCCAAATACGTACAGACGAAGCAACGCAGAAGGAACACAGGGATGTAGCACTGCAAGCCAAGGCTATTATTAGTAACGAGTTTCCTTTGATTAAGGAGTATTTGTGATAAGCGAAACGGATGTAAAAGATTGGGATATTTTGCCTCTAACACCTTTACACGAGATAAAAACTGGCTCCTATCTTAAGACACAAGATGGTAGTTTTTATCAGTATTTGTATCTAGATGGTGCATATGCTATGTGTGTTGATGAGTTTGGTGTGAGTACTCACATTGGGGCAATGGCTAAAGTATACCCATTGGTTAGTAAATGAGAAATGGTGGCGAGTGGACAGAGGCAAGGTGGCGCTCTTTTGTAATAAGTGCTTTGCGCTCTGCTACTCGCCGCTATCCTCCTAGAAACAAAGCATTGAAAGCGGCGTTTGTTAAACGTCAGATAAGCAAGAAGTCAGGTCGATTGGCAATGCACTATAAGTGTGCAATGTGCAAGAAACTATATACGTCTACTGATATTCAGATAGACCACATACTCCCTGTTGTAGACCCGCAACAGGGTTTTGTTTCTTGGGATGTCTACATTGATAGAATGTATTGCGAACAGGAGAATTTTCAGGTATTATGCAAACCTTGCCACTTAAAGAAAACAAAGAAGGAACGAGAATGCACCACGAAGTCAACGAAGAAGAAGCGTGGCTTATCCACGCCGTCAAAACGTTTGACGAAATCGTAACATCAAGTAAGTATGGCCCTTTGTTTTTTCAGTACTTGTCTGAAGACGCAAAGATAGTATTGATGAACATGACTTTCCTAGAGAAAGCAGGATATAAGGGGAAACTATGGGAATTGCATTTGGCTTAAGATTGATGGCAGGATTTGCTTTTGGATTTGAAGTAAGCCCCTTGGATGGCGTATACCTACAACTATACATCGGCATCCTTGAGGTTACTTTTTTTGACCCTGAATTAGTGGAGGATTAATGGACAACTATCAAACATTTATTGCTAAGAGTCGCTATTGCCGATTCATTGATACTAGTAACAGACGAGAGCATTGGGACGAGACAGTAGACCGCTATATGTCTTACATGGCAAAGCATCTTGACGATAAGCATGGCTATGAGATTCCTAAAGACTTGTACAAAGAACTGCGTAATGCTATTTACAATCTAGATGTTATGCCTTCCATGCGTGCTATGATGACCGCTGGAGAGGCTCTAGAGCGTGACAACGTGGCTGGCTACAACTGTAGCTACCTACCTATTGACGATGTTAAATCCTTTGACGAAGCCATGTACATCCTCCTATGTGGCACTGGCGTAGGGTTTAGCGTTGAAAGCAAGTATGTCAACAAACTGCCTGAAGTGCCTGAACTATTTAAAAGTGACACAACCATTGTAGTGTCGGATAGCAAAGCAGGTTGGGCTAAAGCATTGCGTCAACTAATTGCCTTGCTATATTCAGGTGAGATTCCTAAGTGGGACGTATCTAAAGTACGCCCTGCGGGTGCACGACTAAAAGTATTTGGCGGCAGAGCTTCAGGCCCTGACCCATTGGTTGCGTTGTTTAACTTTGTTATCAACGTGTTTACTAAAGCACAAGGTCGAAAGCTTACTAGTATCGAATGCCACGATATTATGTGCAAGATTGGTGAAGTGGTAGTTGTTGGCGGTGTGCGCCGTAGTGCTATGATTAGCTTGTCTGACCTAACTGATGATAGGATGCGACATGCAAAAGCTGGAAGCTGGTGGGAACGAGAAGGGCAACGTGCCTTGGCAAACAATAGTGCAAGCTATAACGAACGCCCCACAGTGGGGGAATTTATGTCTGAATGGTTGGCATTGTACCAAAGCTTCAGTGGTGAACGCGGCATCTTCTCACGACAAGCTGCTAAAGCTACAGTTGCAAAAAATGGACGACGAGACGCAAACTATGACTTTGGAACTAACCCTTGCTCTGAAATCATTCTTCGCCCATACCAGTTCTGTAACCTCACAGAAGTCGTTGCACGAGCAGATGACACTGAGGCTACCCTAGCTAAGAAAGTGCGTCTAGCAGCCATTCTAGGCACTATACAAGCGACTTTAACCTCATTCCCATACCTACGTAAGGTGTGGCAAAAGAACACTGAGGAAGAGCGTTTATTGGGTGTCTCTATCACTGGCATCCTAGACTGCCCCATTATTAATAACGCTGATGATGAAGGTCTGTC